GTGTACATCGAGAACGCTTTGCCGTCGATGACATTGTCGAGTTCTTCTTCGAGACTCGTAATGATGTAGTTTGCCTTCTCACGAATGCGAGCTTGAATGTCGATGACAGGCTTTGGTGCGTCTTCGACTTCTTCAACAACTTGGTTGGCTGCCGCAAGAAGATTCTTTACACTATCATTGAAGTAGTCGAGATTCTTTTGCGGCAGCTCATTTCCATTCAGGAGAATGCGTGCAACGTTACCAAGAGTCTTGGAAATCTTCCACTTTGGAAGCTTACGTAGGAGTGTAAGTTGGTCCTTGGTATAATTCTTCTTGGCATAAGTGAAGAACCAGTCGCGTGACTGATCATCAGATGCCATGTAGTTATACCAATTCAAGGCATTGCTATAGCCATCGATTACGATGGGTTCTGAACCATAAGCCTTATCATCAATCGACTTAATAGCCGAACGAGAGATCTGTTTGGGTTTAGCTTTAACCTTGATGACCATGTTTACCTCTGTAGTTCCTTGTTTGTATTATTCAATCTACTACAGTTTCGATAATTTGTACATGCTTATTTTCACAAGTTAATTTTATAATTAAAACTTGGACCGCTCTTTGGTGTGTACTGCTCTGCATTTGGTTCCCAACCAGGAGTTCCAACGACTGGTTCCCACTTCTTATCGACATGTTCCTTCTTGACGTAAGACCACTTACGAGCAGTTTCCATGGCAATTTCCATACCGTGCTCGAGCAACTGGTTGTGCACGGCATCATGCTCGTACATCTCTACGTCGTCAAAGACGAAGACAGCGCCAGGATCTGATCGCTCAAGGAAGAATGCAATCTCGGCATCGAGAGCTTCGAGTGTATGAGGACCATCGAAGTGGACTACGCTGTACTTGTTGACGAGCTGCTTATAGTCTGCATAGACAGGAACACCGTCTGCATAACGATTGAAGAACTCAGTATCTTCAAGATTGAACATATAGAAGTTGACGTTCTTCTGACGGCAGTAGAGATACAGATTGATCATGCAGATGTCGCGCATCTCATTCGTATAGTCGCAGCGACCTTCCTTAAAGATCTCGTCGCGGTAATATTCAATGTTACCATATGGATCGATACCAAAGACTGGCTTCTCAGGAGTTTGACCACTTTCTACAAGACCGTCGATGATACGTTGTAGACCACCGCCAAGACGAACACCGATCTCGACTGCTGCACCTTCTACACCTTTTGATCGAATGGCTGCGTCAGTGAGTACTTCGTAGTTCCCGCTGTCTGTTCCAAACTGGGCTGCGATCTGATGAATTGATACTGGTTGATTTGACATTATGTAACCTTACCTCTGTTTCTGATATATTTAGCAATCATATGCATAATAGCTTGATGGACGTCTTCTGCTGCCTCGTATTCTTGGATATCGACATGTAGAGAGATATCCGCGAGTTGAGCGCACTTATTATCTGGAGAAAAACCTGTCAGAGCAATAGTCTTTACTTTCAATGCCTTAGCGGTCTCAATTGCCTTGACAACATTCGGAGAATTGCCACTCGAAGAAATGGCCACGAGTACATCGCCTTCTTGTCCGAGTGCATCGAGCTGGAACGAGTAAACATCATCGTAAGAGATATCATTCGCCACGGCTGTCATCAGTGGAATATTTGCTGCCAAAGAAATAACTCTTGGACGCAGTCCGCCTTTCTTACATCCCTTGGTATAGTCACACGCCCAATGCTGAGCAATAGAAGCGGATGCACCGTTACCGATAGTATAGATGTTGTTACGATGATTTGAAATGCTTGTCAGCCAAATCAGTTCGGCTGCTTTTTTAAATTCTTCATGATCGATACTTGCAAACCCAATATTAATTAGGCCCATATGATCAAATATAATGTCAGTCTCGATAGACAACTCTTGCTCCTTCATGTGAGATGCCTACATCGAGGCATGTTCTGTCTGAAAATTCTCGGCGAATCGTTTCTTTCGAATCTGTGATTGCTAGCATGTATCCACCGCCACCAGCACCGAGCAACTTAGCCCCATAGGCACCAGCAGATTTGCACTTGTCGTACATAATATCTATATCACTACTGGAGATCTCAGCACTCATCTGCTTCTTGAGAATCCATGCAGAATCGAGCAATCGACCGTACTCAAATGGATTTACGAGTTGGGTACTTTGCATCTCTGCTATACGTGCAAGCTCACGAATTGTAAATTCTTTCGATTCGAAGTTGATATTGTCAAGGATCTTGGCAGCATGATGCTCTATGTTTGTAGGAATCAAGATCATATAGTTCTCGATTGCCATTGTATCCAAACGTTTTACATTCACACGACCACTATTCGAATACTCGATGTAGTTCATACCTCCGAATGTAGACGCAAACTGATCTTGCATGCCGATCTTCCAACCGCACATGTCAATTTCGATATTGCAAGCAGTCTTCGCAATAAGATAAGGATTTACGTATTCATAACCAAGATATGCTGACAAAGCTTTAATCAAAGCACAAGTAAAAGCAGACGATCCACCAAGACCGTTACCGATCGTGGGAATGTCTGCGAATGATGTGATCTCGATGTTGGATTTGATACCAAAGAACTTGAGTGCATTACGAACGATTTCATTCTGAATATCGTCTACGTCTGTAACGAGTTCTTGTTTCGAATAAGAAACTTTGATGTGGTCGTGTGGTGTGTGCATGACTGCTACATAGACATACTTGTCAATGGCAGTTGAGATGGTTGCTCCACCCCATTTTTCAAAGTGGGCGGGGATATCACTACCCCCGCCGAAAAAACTAACTCTGAGTGGTGCTTTGGCCAATATCACGGTTTTGTTCCTTCAATGATGCAATCAGCCCCTTCCACTTGGGAATTACAGAATCCCAACCAAAGCGAGTGTCTGCGTAGGCTTTGACGAATGACATCATGTTAGTCATGTCATTTTGTTGCATGTTCTCGATGGCATACATCAGAGTGTGTGCAAAGATATTTGCATGCAGATTTGGATTCTCGTGGTCGCCGTCATACTGAACAGTCAACCCACCCGACGTGTCAGCCAAAGCAGAGAAGTTAGGATGAACCGCCAAACAACCAGCCGACATAGCTTCAATAAGAGACCTGCACGAAGTTTCCGGCCAGATGCAAGGATATGCAAAGATGTGGGCTTTTTGATATGCGGCACGTACTGTCTCCTGATCTGCCCAACCATGATAGTTAATTTGTGGATGATTGCGACATGCTTCGAACAGCGGTTCGTATGCTTCATCGCGGCCTTCCCAACCTGGACCATAGATGCCGAATGAAGAGAATACGTCTAGCTCGATGTTTGGATATTTATCGGCAAGAGCGATAAAAACAGGAACCAGAATCTCCAATCCACGATGAGGTGTGGACGTATAAATGAGACGTATCTTATCCTTTGGCTTGTCAACGAGTGGAATAGGCTCGATGCCTGTTTCAATAACTGTCGAATGATTGCTATATGGAACTCCAAGGTAGTCACGATACTGTTGATACTGCCAGTTAGAGCTGAAGACCAACTTTTGGAAGCGAGCTCGAGAAGCTGGATCTTGAAGGTGTGAAGCCTCCGGATCGCCGGCAAGGTCGTGTAGATGATAGATCTTAATTCGGTTAGGATCAAGGTCGCGGACGCGAGCAGTGACAATTTGGACACCATCGAGTTCATCACGAGTAAGTCGGTTGAAGAGACCTCGAGTGGTAAGTTCTGTTCCACCGTTCGATTCCTTGTTTAGTTCATTTAGTTCAATTAAATCTTCATTCATCATGCTCTCCGAGATATGCTTGATCTACGTCAAAAAAGAATTCACTATCATTGAGAGCTTTATCATCAATCCATACATCATAGGAAGGTTTTCCGAGACGGACTTCATGGAACTTGCAGCCCCAATCATTGAGTTGTTTTGTAGTAAGTTCGGTCCAGTCGATTCCCGACCCTGAACCACGGGCAGTCCAATAGATGATGGTGTGCCCTTGATCGTATAGTTTATTTATCTTGTCAATACGCTGCGGAAATGGATCGGAAAGATCGTAGCGATGCTTTCCGTTCACAAACGGAGTCATGCATATAGTCTGATCGATGTCTACAATGTAGATCATGCTTCGAGTGACAGTACACTAAAGCCGAGGATCGAGTCGTAGCGGAACGAACGCCAACCCTTGTTTTCGATATCCCATACGGCCAGCGAAGTTGTGCTTGGGGCTTTCTTCTGCACTGCTTCTTCAAGATCAGTCTGAGCAGGAAGCTCGCTCGGCATCAGAGTGCATAGGAGACTTCGCTGTGTTCCGTCCTTCTTCATGAAGGTTACATTTGCGATTCCAGTTTGGAGAACGCCCTTTAAATATTCATTCTGCCAAGAACGATCGTTCTGGTCTGTCGTACCATTCAATGAGTTTGTCATAACCACCTACCTTTTCTGCGTCAATTATAATGAAAGGAACAGTTCTTACATCGGGAAAGCTTTCCATGAACTCTTCGCGTGTAAGATCTTTTCCTATCTTCTTCTCTATATACTGTTCTCCTTTATTTGTAAACAAGTTTTTCGCTTGTACACAAAAAGGACAATTGTCTTTGGTATAGATTAGAATGTTTCTACTCATTCGTGCCTGCCTTTGAATAAATTCCGTATGATGCACGCTTCGGATCTCCGTACACGCTGTTCGCGCGTACTTTAATAAAGCGCTTATTTGTCTGTGTGCCGGCAACAGTAATCCATGGATTCTGGCCTTTGCGCCACGCCTTAAGTTTATTGTAAGCCTTTTCACCTTCACTGCGATCTTGGCGAACTTCTTTTACGCCAGCAACAATCGAACGACGTTGGCCTTTCGATACTACTGTCTTACGTGTTCTCTTCTTACCCATTATAACACCTCATTTTTATTGTTCATATACTATTATATAACACGTTTCTCAATTAATGTACACAGTTCATGTTCTCTGTCTATGTACTTATATTCTACTTGAGTAGGATCCCATTCTTTCATGGCTTCGAAGACATCATCAGTATTCAGAGCACTGCACGTGTATACATCCAGTTGAGCAAGAGCGGGTTCGCACTCATCCCAAACATGTAGAGCGATATGGCTAGTTTCAATAATAGTTACGGCAGTCAAGCCTCGGTTGCCAACCATATCAGAATATACTGCATATGGTCCCATTAAGATTTTCATATCAATTTGATTGACGAGCTTCTTCATCCATGCTTCAATGGATTCTGTGCATTGCGGAGGATTGTTCAGCTCTGCTCTTACAATCAAATGCTTGTGTTCTAGTACCTTACCCACCTCATAAATTCTCCTGTTCGGGGTTGAAAAGTAAAGCCTTCACGTGGCTCGTTTGAATTTTACACGATACCCAACTATTGTAATATTTAGGATCTAAGATAGCATCTGCATCAAATATATATTTCGTTTCGAAGTAATTACATTCTCCGCGACCCTTACAGAGTCTTAAGATCGTTCTACGAAAGCTATCTTTTCCGTAGAGATCAATATCTTCTTTGAGGGAAGTAGAAGAACCGTAGTAGTCTCGCCAATCGGACTCTA